ATGAGTACAACAACCATAGAGAAGAAAACCGCAACCCAGACCCCGGCAAAAGCAAAGACCACCAGAAAGAAAGCTGTTGCCGCTCCCATGAATCCCCCCATCGCTCCGGCGGTGGAGGACACTAACAAAACAGAGGTAGAAGCCAAAAAGGCGCAGGAACTGAAAGACATTGAGACCTTGAAAGAAGCCAGAAAGCGCAATGCATCTATTAGCAAGTCTTTGAACAATGTTCAGAGTTCTTTTACCCGGATTGCTTTTGATCTCTACTGGATGTATTCGGCTTCTGCTTTCGGTCTGTTAGGCTACAAGAACATTTACGACTACGCCGCAAAAGAACACGGTATTGCACGTGGAACGTGTAGCGATTTTATTCATATCGTAGAGCGTTTTGCAAGCCGTGACGAACACGGAAACATTCTGGAAGAGATTCGCCCGGAACTGAAAGACTACCAGAGTAGTAAGTTGATCGCATTGTTAGGTGTGACAGACGCACAGTTGACGGAGTTTTCTGTTGATATGTCTGTCCGTGATATCAAGAAAAAAGTAAAAGATATTCACGGTGAAGCCGGAAAATCTGACGCTTCCGATTGTGACGCTTCCGGCGGTGATGATACTTACAACGGTAAAGAAATCATAGACGGCAACTTTACGGAGGTAAACAGCCAGACGCTTGTAACGTTCCACAACATTGACGAATACAACAAGTATCTTGACGGTCTCAACGATCTGATCGAAAAGGCTCTGAAAAGCAAGAACTTTGAAGCTGACCATAAGCGTATTGAGATCGTTGTAAAATGGTAAGGTTGAGTCAGCTTTCCGTTGTTGGTGGTGCGCTGTGGGATGATGCTATGGCTTTGATTCCAGACATATTCCACGCCGCCACCTATCCGGAAGTAAAGGCAATTCTTGAACATTTACTTTCCCAGACGGACAAGCTACAACAGTTACGGAATGATGGCATTATTTCATGCGATGAATTTTCGTTGATTAACCAAACTTTTTTGTCCGTAGGTACATACGCAATTAACCGTTTTTATCATATTCAAGAAGATTGACGGTTGATATAAACAAATAACATTGCATCCATGGGGCAGACCGCTCCATGTGTAAAGAAAGAAGAGGTAAACAATTATGAAATTAGCAACACAGTTTAGAGGTACTTTGGTAGCAATCGAAGAAAAGAGCATGACCGGAAGCAATGGCAAGTATTACCAGTTAGCTGTTTTGCAGGGATCGGAAGCAACAAGCTTGTCCTGTACAGAGGAAGTCTATAAGCAGAACAAGGAACTTTTCAAGGACTACGTGTTCGGTATGCAGATCAGTGAGTATGAGGGTAAAAAGACTCTGCGTGTGACTGGTATCTATGATCTCCCCGGAACTGCTACCGCCCCCGGTACTGCCGCCGCTGATTCTGGCAAGGATAAAAAATAAGCCGTCTGGAACGTTCCGGGTCTAGGGAGTAAAGAGAAGCAAGAACGGTATCCCTTGTGCGTGCCCGTGTGCCGCCACTGTGATCTATGCCTTGAAATCTTCTCCCCGGTACGTTCTCCGGTGTGATGCCCGGTTAGTTTTCCTACGGACTGCCGGGCAAGTGTGAAGTGAAAAACGCCGGAAGTGTTCGAACGTTCGAACTTTCCACTTTACCTTATATGTGCGCTAGTACCCAGAAGAAACGAACGTGAACACATTCCCGGCTTTTTCTATATATAGAGGTTAACATTATGGGACTTATCTTTTTCTTGATCGGCGTAGCAGTTATAGTTGTTGATTTTTTACTTGGCGATCCTATTGATTGGTGGATGGTAATACTTGCGTTTCTTTCTTCTTTTTTGTCTCTTGTGGTATTCAGTGACGTGTGGAACGACTAACCACTAGCAAGATCGCCCTTGATCCTTTTACATCTTGCTGGGATGTGGGCGCACTATCCCACCTCCCGGCGTAAAAAGATGTTAATAGCCCTTACGAAGCCCCCGGACAGCCACAGCGCAGACCATAGCCAAACAGCTACCGTCTGCCGCCGCCCGCCTTTCTTCGTTGGTGATGCTCTTGCCCTTAAAAACTACGCCGTTGCGTTATCTGCGGCAAGGGTGAAGCCCGGAGGGTTCAGCCCGACTATAAACAATTATTTTTTTACCAGTCCCCGGAGCAAGCTTTCGCCCTTGGTCTTTTGTCCCCTTGGGAGGGGGCAAGGGGACACCATAGAAAAACAAGAAAAGCGTATTTTGCTTTCGTAGTTTTTCATGGGAGGGGTTCGGAATGGTACACAAAGTACCACCCCCGTACCCATGCAACAGCAACACATGACCCAACAACCAAAAAATAATATGGGGAAGTATCTCATGGTGTGAGTGGCGTGCGCACAGAAAACAACAACGACAGCCGGAGTGGGTTCGATCCCCACACTTTCCCCTAAAGTTCGAACGTTCGAACTTTTACCCCGGTAATTTCAGCAAGCTGATTTTATAAACAAAAACATTTATAGATAACTAAGTCGGTTACACAGACGTGTGTATTCTGCATTATCTATAAGAAAGGAGAAACATATGCCCGGTTTAACAATCATTGCGGCGGCAGAGACCGCCCCTACTTTCGATACCGCTATCGTAACTACTCTGCTTTCTGTATGTAAGTCCGTCATGGGTCTGTTCACAATGTATCCGCTGAACATTCTGTTGGCTGTTTCCGTAGCTTGTGCTTGCTTCGGTCTGTTCGGAGTTGCAAAGCGTTCCGTATAACCCGGATCACGGTAGCATAAGAGGGATGCAGAACGATCTGCACCCCTCTTTTTTTTACGAAAGGAGAATGCAATGGAATTTTTAATTTACACAATCATTTATCTGGTTTGTTTACTCATTTTTCTTATTTTCATCTTTATAGGAAAAGAATCATTGTTTACATACTTCGTTGTTTTTTCTTCTATGGTAGGCATTATTTGTTCATGTTCTGTAATTATTATACTTGTCGGAAAGGGGTTAATACCATGGATGAGATTTTAACCATTTCTATTTTTATCATATTTTTAATGGTTTCAAAATGTGTCTTATTCTTCCCACAAGAAACTGACCGCCAGAAAGCTGTTAAAATCGGTTGTCATATGGGTACTATTGCCGCTTTCATCTTTGCGACTGAAACCATTCAAAAATTCTTTTCATAAGGAGGGAAAATAGTTGGAACAAAAAACAATCAATCAAAACAAATTGCAGACACTTCTCTGCGTCATAGCCTTAACGCTCGGCGTTTTGGTCTCGGCTGTGCTGTTCAGTATGCCCCCGGTTCATGCGGCAGAGAGTGAAAAGGAATATGATTACACTTTCTTTTATACAACACAATCTTATAAGTACGAACTTAATTATAGCGGTGATCGTGATGCCTTTTTTACTTATTATGCGTCAAACAATTTTTACATAGATGCACGGCAAACTACTGCGTTGTATTCCCGCAATGCTGACGGTACACAAATTGTAAAAGTGAACCCCGTGATTGTAAAACGATACAAGTACGATTCCGACAGTAGTGATTATGTGCTGGATACTTCTTATGAAGAAAGGAGTTCAGAATTTACAGGCACTTTTGCCCTTAATTCCTATAATGGTGGTTATCTCGATCTTAATAGTTCTGGACTAAAAATACTTTTTTTAAGTTGCGCCAAACCCAACGACGTTTTACTTGAATATTCTTACGATGGTACAACGGAATCTTTGCAAGATGGTGAAAGCTTTTTTGCCCTAACAAGCACAAAACTTTTACCCTATCATGATATGTATTATAACTACGGGTGGTCATTTTCTGCAAATGCGAAAAATCTCACTGTTACAACAACTTTGTCTGACGATGGTTTGCTTACATGGAAATCAAGTTCCACGCCAAAAAATTGCGAATTTAGCGGCGTTTCTTTTATTATCAGAATGAAAAGCACTTACAGTTCTGCATTTGCATATCGGACAGCGTTTCCTTCGTCTGGTGCTGTCAATCTGAACTTGAAAACATTGTATGAACTTTATCCAGATTTATATGGTATTCAGATTGTACCCTATTATGTGGCAGAGAATCACAGATTGTATTGCGGTGCACCTCAATATGTCACTTTCGATAGTTCTGCGTCATATGCCATGCGTGACGGCTCTGTTCCATTTTATTTCAATAATGATTGGTCTGATCCTACAACAGTTGTAAAACCCGGAACTGATAACGACTTTTCTGGCGGTGTTACTGATCCGTCAAATTATCTTTATCCAGACGAATCTAATACAACCATACAAGGAAATAACAGTATTAAACTTATTGATTTTAATGTTGACAAGAATTTCAAAGCTTCATGGTCTGGACTGGATGGTATTGGATCGCAAACATCAAAATATAGTTTTATAGAATTTGAAGTTGCTTTTGCTTCTAATAATTCACCGGGAAACGTTCTCACTAAAAAGGTTGTAAAGGAACGTTGCTTTATTTCTAAAGGTTCGTTCCAGATTCCCAGTGAATACATAACGTTCGATTCTAACAGTTATGTTCTTTATGTAAAAGCTACTCCTTACCATTATAACGGTGATAATCCTACACATAGACTTTATAAGGGGTCTATGTCATACAAGTATTTTAATAGTGATGGTACGCCCTCATGGGATTATTCCGAAAGTACGGATTTACCCTCCGGCGGCGGTGGTATCCGGCGCGGTACTGTAAATCTTACAGATTTCCTTTTATCCGGTGTATCTGTAAAAGATAGCTTACTCGGATACAGTACTATCACATGGACTGGAACAACAAAAGACAATGATCTCTTATTCATTCCAGAAAGTGACACCCTTGTAATAGCATCTTATATTCTGACTACAAAAAACGGTGATGATTATAAGTATACCCCGGTTACTTATACCACTACAACGATAAACGCCGGAAAAATTAACGTTAACGTTGCAAAGTTAGTTGAGGAAGCACAGAAAAGCGGTGAAGCTTGGGATATGCAGATCCGATTAACCCCGGCTTATACAAGTAACGGCATTTTGTATATGGGTGAACAAACAGTCTGCCATATGACTGACAAATCTGTAAAAAACGAAACTACCACGCCAGACGGTAGTATAAAAATTGATGATGTTACTAACAATGTTGTACCCGGTGACGTAGACGGAAAAGTAGAAATCACTGCGGATGATTTAGCCGGATATACGAATACTTTTGTATCGTTCCTCAAAGGCTTAATTTCTGCCATGGGGCAGATTCCACAGTTACTTGGCACTGTATTTTCGTTTTTACCAGATATGTATAGAAATGCAATCGGAATTTTATTTGTTGTGATTCTGATATTAAGAATTTTAGGGAGGTAGGATATGAGAACACTTCAAACAGTTATTTATTTTCTGACACAATTTATGTCGATAAAGTTAGATATTCTCGGTTATTCTATCTCCCTTTTTAACATTGCGGCTTTCAATATTTTTGGCGGTATAATCTTTTATTTTTTATGGAAGATTTCCCAGTAATTGCAAAACCTCAATAACAGAAGTTCCGGCATTGTAAAGAATTATTACAAGTACTATTTCTTTCAGAAGTTCGAAAGCGCAATAAGCCGCTATGATTCCTAACCATAGATTTGTAAAACTGAATGAATTTTTCAGACTTGTTAATCTCTGGTCTTGATTCCATTCAGCGGCGTTTTGATACTCGATATAAGTATCATTTGTAACACATTGATCGTAATTATTGTTTTCTGTGGTATTCATAATGCAACCCCCTTTTTTCTATGATGATACCACAGTTTGACATATTCCACAAGAAAGGACAAAACATGAATGAAAACGTTACAATTCAAAACAATATGCAAGAAGATTTACAAGTCGATTCTATCAACTCTGGCTCTGCTGATAACGGAATTTATACCGTTGATGATGATGCTACTGTTGTCATGTCTGGCGATCTTCTCCCCGGAGGAACTGACGCAGACGTTGACACGTTGCAACCCGGTGATGATACAGAACTATCTGACACTACAACAAGCGATAGCCCCCTTTCGGTCTCTTCTGGTGATGTGGTTGGTACTGAACACGTTTATATCAGTTTGGCAGATCTGGAAACCTATCAAGCGGACACTGTGGAAAATCAGATTGATTACTCCGCTTCTCTGGGAAGCATTGAAGAAAAAATTAATGATCTGAATTACAACATTTCGGCATTGTTGTTTTTTATCGTGTTCGCATGGTGCTATGAACGTATCAAGAACGCCGTTCGGTCTTTTAATGGCGTAGGTCTTAAATAGGAGGAAACAAACATGGATAGCCTTATTCAATTTATCATAGGTGATGCAACAACGTTTACCCCGGCTTGTATAGTCGAGTTGATCGTCTTTTGTATGGTTCTGGAATGTATCGGTTCTCTTGCCTATAATATTCTTAAAAATGGGAGGTGATCAGCTTGGTATTTCTGGTACTGTTAGCATTTATAGCAATGATGTATTTTAGTGTATGCTTCCGCATTGCCGTATTACATCCGTTTGCAACGCTCTTTAATTTAATAAAAGATCTCCCGGATTACATTATTCATAAGAAATGGCGCAATCTGCAAACCGGTAAACTGATTTGTTATGTAGCATTGTTCGGTAAAGGAAAAACCCTTTCCGCTGTGCATAAGGTTACAAGTCTGTATAAAAAGTATAACAATAAAGTTGTATATGATGATCTCCGGGGGAAATGGGTAACGCAAAGAATCAACATCATTTCAAATGTTGATTTGATCGGAACGCCCTACACGCCTTTTGTCTCTTTGCGGCAGATCGTAGACGTTGCCGAAACTGTCCGGGCATATGATGAACAACACGACACACTGACTTGCACTCTTGTCTTGGGCGATGAATTTTCGGTACAGCTTAATAGCCGTACTTTCAAGACAAACATTGACCCCTTGTTTCTCAATACTTTGCTGACGTGCCGTCACCATCACATTAGCTTGTATTACACTTCTCAACGGTTTAACCACGTAGACGCATTATTGCGACAAGTAACAAGCCGGGTAATATCTTGTGACAAGCAATGGCGGTTTCTGGTACATAGAG